GTATAAGGAATGCCACTCAGAGAAGAATACTTCCATAGAAGGTTTTTCTTTGTACGACACACTGTTATTAGCTAGTGCGCGTTGTGCTTCGTGTACCCACCACTCACCAGACTTAGCTTTACGCATGGAGGTATCATTAAGATTTGATAATGAAATCAATGCACTACGGCGTACACCACCGACAACAACAATCTCACCAATCTTACACATAAGATCATGTGCCTCTACAGGATACAATCTACGTCCTGCTGCACCCTTAAATTTCTCTACACAGAAATTGAATAAATCTTCTAATGGTTCTGGACCTGAAGCTCTACCACCAAAGGTTTTTAGTCTTGCACCTGCTGGACGTACAAGAGACACATCCCACTTAGGTACTTGACCTGCATACAGACAAGCAATCAATTCACGTAGGGCTTTACACCAGCCTGCTTTGCTGTCATCTACAATGATGATTGTATTACTGTCATGGAAGTCTTCATTGACTATAGGAAGCTTGTCTATGTTCTCACGTTCTACGCTGAAACCTACACCAGTTCCGCACATAAGAATATACATAGCTTCATCAAACGAACGGGGGCTATCTACGGGTATGTAACTACAGTTGTATGCACCTACGTGACAGCGATCTAGTGCTGGACCTGCTGTCATTACAGCCCTCATAGAGGGCATTGTGTCTAGATTAAGTACATTTTCTTCAAGATCTTTACGGTATTTATTAAAGGTCTTTTCATCTAAATCAAATTTCTTACTTACATAGTTTCCTATATAGTCAAAGTAACGACTAACAGTTTCATCCCAACTCTCACGTCGTTGTTCGTCTTCTTTCCACCTAGCATAGCGGCTTAAAGCAATAAAGTTTTGATAATCTGTTGGTAACATATTTCCCATATTAATTCCCCGTCTGCGTAGTTTTAAAGCCAACTATACTTAATCCACTAATATCAAAGATCATTTCTGTAAAGGTGCGTTCAAGCTCTGCCGCAACATTATTATCTGTTGGCATAGGATACTCTTCTGTATCCACCTCTACAGTAATCATCATACGTACTTTCATAGTCTACTTTCGACGACTTCTATTAATTTATTTAAGTACCATTGTGCCTTTAAAAGATCCTTTAGTGGATCTTCCTCATGTTTAAATCTATATCGTGTTACGTATTTTAGTACGTTTCCCTTCAAGTAACCTTCAAACTCATCGCCAAGCATAGAGTCAAATATAATTTGAATAGTCTCTCTGCCTGTCTTGTTATAATGTTCTGGTCTATTTACGTCATCAATCATCATTAAACTTCAACGTCACTACGTTGCCTTCTGTGTGTATTACAGGTTTAGTATTAACAGGCTCTTGTTTTTTAAAGAGATATTCACCGTCAGGGTTTTCCATAGCCATATCTACAATAGCTTGGGCCTTTTCTTTAACGTCTTGGTCTTGTTCATACAAAGGAACACTAGCACACACCATTTGAAGTACATGCAATAATTCACCGTAGTCTTCATCATTCATACTGTGATCGTCATGTACGATTGCTGATATATCTACGTCACCCGTCCACAAACCTTGTGGATCATAAACAGGTTGAAACTTTAGATAAAAACTATCTTCAGTAAACGCTTCTTTGAAACTAGTCATTTACGTTTTGTTCCTTTAAAGTCAACGAATTTAGCAATAGCAGGGTTTGGTGCTTCAGTCAACCAGTCTTCAGGTATGATCCTATCATAGTACAAGAATCCTTTCTGTATACACCACTTAGCATAGGTGTTCTTAGCGCCCTTGTATAACTTACGTCTGCTATTTTCAAATACAAAACGAATATCAAGTTCAGGATGTTGTTTCTTAATCTCAACATGCTTGCGCCTATCCGCTGACGTAAATAAACCTTTTGTTTCAATTATTATATTATTCGCTAAAACGAAGTCAGGGGTATAGGTTCTGTAGGCTAGATCTTCCCACTCAATCTTTATCTTTTCGTACGTGTACTTTACGCCCGTTTTATCTAAGGATTGAGCTATCTTTAGTTCTAGCCCTGACCTATACCCCTTTTTACGTGCAGCGCGAAAACGCTTTGCATCCATTAGAAAGACCAGATATTCCCTGCTTTAAAAGTTTTGTATCCGAGATTCATCATCTCTTCACGAATGGCACGTTCAGTTTCTCTGCGTGTTTCCATAAGACTACGTAGGTTTGCTGTGCGCTTTTCGTTATATTCTTTACGTGCAGCAGTAAGTTCCTCCTGCATGTTCTTAATGCGCTCTGCTAGTTCTTCTAGCGATAGTTCATCATATAAGTTAGTCATTGTATTTATCCTCAATATATACATAGTCCACCTCTGGTGGAACTTTAGCAGATGAAGGTATTGATGGGCGCGTCACTAACGTCTCCCAGCAATCCTCCTTAAAGTCACAGAATTTACAGACACTGCCGAGTATCTTATTACCTGTAGGTTTACCCCTGAAAAATTCAGGTTCAGGCTCAAAGCAACGCTCAAACTCGTTGGCGTCTATACGCTGTGCTGTACTATTTAATTTAGTAACTTCTTCGTCTATTTCAAGACCCTGTGCAGGAACATATTTAAATTGTCCATTGGCTTTGTTGACAACCCACCAACCACCTGCACGTTTGTTTGCAGCCTTTGCATAACCTGCTAATTGACCTACGTATCCGAATGCATCCCCTTTCTGTAAGCTGTTATAATCATTGAATTTATTAGTGTATGACCAAGGTGAAGCAGACTTGATGTCATCTACTGCACCGTCAATACTAAGGTCTGTTGTACCGTTTATTTCTTTACCGTCTTCAAGCTCTAGTGTGACGTGTTCACTATTGTCATAGGCTACACCAGCTTCGGTAAGAAGACCCTTAAACACTGCTTCTACTATATCCCCTAACATCATATTCATAATGAATGTAGTTGGTAAAGGACGGGCTGCTTTAGGTTTATTCTTCTGATACCAAAGCTGGCAGTAGGGGCGTCCGATATTAGACATACGAAGTCTAAACTCTTGTTGCCCCTTCCCACTAAACTGACGCTGCAATGCGTCCCGCACGTCAGACACAATTTGCTCAATGGAGGAATCAGACATTGAGGCAGTGCCATCGCGCATATTGGAAAGCAATGTATGCAGCATCAGTTCAGCAGGATGGTTCATCACGCAGCCTCTTCAGTGTCTACGTTAATGAACTCATTCACTAATTCTTTTGTGGAATCATCAACGTCTTCGACATTGTTTTCTTCCCATTTTCCTAAGACGTATGTGTTATGCATCTTAATAAAATCAAGGAAGTTAGTGAATGTTTCTTGGTCGCTATCTAGCATATCAAGCTTTGTTTTAAGATCCAAACTTAACTTAGGTACAAAGTAACTTTCACCATTGTTTAGCTCTCTTGCTTCAGAAGATAGCTTGATGTTGTAATGCATAGGTAAAGCTTGCATTCTAAACAGTTTATTAAAGGGAACATTAACAGCCGTAAATGCTTCCTTATTATCTACTTCCCAAATGACTGGAATTGGATCTGGTGTTTCAACAGCGTTTCCTTCAGCGTCCATTGCACCATTAACCGTTACTGTACCGAATATAGCACGAGTTCGTTTAGTGGCCCGGATAATTTCTTTTACTCCAGAAGGAACTTTATCCCAATCATCAAAGAATGTAGAAGGTTTACCGCAATTAAAACCGCCTTCCGTATCTTTAAGCTCTGACTTTAGATCATTTGCCATAAGAGTTTTCATCATATTACCAGATGAATCTCCTGTACCATTAACCCAACGTCTATAATAGACACGCTGCATGAAGGGACGTAAGGTTACATCTGTGGCATACAGTGTTTTACCGTCTGCTACAGGCTCTTTTAACCTAAAGCTTCCAGCTTCAACAACCTCTACGTTTACTTGCTTGCCTTTAACCTCTTGCTTTGCAGTGAGTGCTTTATGCTGTATACCAAGGCGTATAAGTGTAGGTGTTCTACTTTCATTTGCACCCGTTGCCATACCAGACAAACGTGCAAGTTCAGCAAAGTTATTAGTATCTAATGTTGTCATTTCGTTCATTTGAAACTCCTTTCAAGAGTCCGAAGTTATATCAGTTAACATCTTTAGTGTCAAGCCAGTTGGGGCCAATTTTTGCCTCCAAAAGCAGAGGCACATTAAAATCTATTCCCCACTGTATGTCAATAAGGTTTTTAAGATTTTTATTTGTGTCTTGTATTACATTCAATGCAAAGTTTACCTCCATAGGATGTACATCTAAAACGATTGAGTCATGTACAGTATTCACGATGCAGGTATCCTTACGCTCTAGCTGCTTTTCTATGTACAGCAAGGCAAGTGGTACAATGTCAGCAGTAGCAAATGACTGTACAGGATAATTCTTAATCTGCGTAAAGTACGTAGGAGTACCGTTGGCACGTCTTTCTACTTCAGGAAAAGCGAATGATCTACCAGACGGTGTTCTTATTCTTCCTTCGTTGAGTGCTTCTCTTGCGAGTTCTGTGTGCCATCTGGATATTCCTCTATACTTTTCGCCGAAGTGTTCATAATATCTTGCCTCTGAAGGTGAACGTCCGAACCCTGTTGCTCCGTAGAGTGGGGCAAATGTGTGTGCCTTCGCCTGTTGGCGCGACGTAGGCTGTCCTGCATCACTGATAACCTTTGCAGTATAGGAGTGTACATCAAAACCATTACTTACTTCCTCTATGGCTAGTTTATCTTGTGATAAGTATGCGGCGACACGAAACTCTAGCTGTGCAAAGTCAGCTTCAAGTATGCTGCCACCCTTCCATCGAGACACGAAACATTTCTTAACTGGAAATGTACCTCCGCGCGGCATGTTCTGCATGTTGGGATTACGTCCAGAAAATCTTCCTGTAGATGTGACTGTCTGTGTAAGCTGTACGTGCAGCATACCGTCAGCCTTAGTGAAAGTATCAATACCGTCTACGAATGAAGACAAATACGTTTCTACTGCACTAAGCCGTGTAACCTTACTAAGAAAGTTCTGTGCTACTTCATTCTTTGATCGAACAGCATTAGCAGCCAGTAATGTAAGGTCATTTTTATTGGTGCTAAATCCACTAGCACTAACCCACTTAGGATTGGGTGCATTAAATTTAAGACCTGCTATCTCATTAGTAGCTTCATATAGGCATCCTTCACCTTCACATACACCACACTTAGTAGGTCTAGCAAATGGTTCGCCATTCTTTTTAGTCTTACGTACCTTGCCTGTGCCGTAGCAGGTTTTGCATTGTTTGGCTTTTTGCTTGTACATAATTTGTGACATAGCAGATACTGTAGACCTAAAGTCAGCTTCGTCCATGCGGTCAGTAAAACTATCCGCCCATGTTTTTTTGTCTTTAGGTTTACGGGAATAAATTAACCATGAAAGTTGTTCAGGGCTATTTAGATTTAGAGGATAGTCACCCATCAAGTCACGCGCAATGTGGTCTAACTCTGTGACTAGATCATTACGTTCGCGTACAAATTCTTCTCGTACTTCGTTTAAGGCGTCACGGTCAACCTTGATACCTTTCTGGTTCATACGTGCTAGAGTTTTAGTAACTTGATTAGTTAGTTCAACAGTTGGCATCAAGCTGCTGTATTCA